TCAATCATTCGACCACAACGCCGACTTCGCTATCCCCGCCACATACTGAATCACCTCCACCTCATCCTCCGGAATGCTGATCCGCGGGTGCGCCTCGTTCACCGAATCGAGGTGCACCATCCCATCGCGCACATAGGCCAGCTGCTTGACCATGACCTTGCCGCTGCGCTCGCGCACCAGCACCTCGTCACCGGGATTGAAGCCATGGTTGGGCTCGATGACGACGAACTCGCCGTGGCGGATGCGCGGCTTCATGCTCTCGCCCTTGCAGCGCAGGGCATACGCATTGGGGTCGCGCGTGGGCCAGTTGATGCGGCCGTCGCCGTGGCCCACGGGGTACTGCAGTTCGCAGAAGTAGCCGTCGTCGCCCAGCTGCGCGGTGCCCACCACGGGCACGCCCTCGGGGGCGAGGATGCGCGCGGCCTCGCTGCCGGTGCGCAGCAGCGAGGGGAACATGGTGCCCATGGGCAGGTGGGCGCGCTTTTCGAGGTTGAGGGCGGCGCGCTCGCCGAAGGCCTCTTCCTCGTCCAGGTACTGCGTCATGCGCCCCTTGCTCACGCCGAACTGGTCCATGAAGCGCTGGCGGTCGGTGCCGAAGTGCTTCTCGAAGTAGGCGGTGAATTCCGCGCGGCGGGTGCTGTCGTTGCTCATGGTTGCGCAGTTTAGCTGTAGCTAAATTTTTGGCAAGTTGTTTTAGCTTGTGCTTGACTATTTGTTTAGTTAAAACTAAACTTCAGGCCATGAGATTCACGGACTGGCTGGATGCCGAACCTGGTCGCAACAAGGCGGTGGCAGAGCACTTTGGCTTGACGCCGAGCGCCATCACGCATTGGCGCCGGGCGGTGCCCCGAAGCCGCATGCACGAGCTGCATGCGCTGACGCAAGGGGCGGTGGACTTTGCGGGCATGTTGCCGCGATCCCGGGGCCCCGCAGCCCCGGCGGACCCCGATCCAGGGGTGGATTGATTGATGGATTGATTGACGGGGCGGATGGCCAGCGCCATTTCGATCCCTTGATTTCTCCTTCCATGGCGCTGACGCAGCAGGCGCCATGGACTTTGCCCGGCGCTGCTTTTGGCGCCGGGCGCTTTTCTTCAATGGGCCAGTGCGCTCCCTCGGGAGCGTGGGCGCCCGCACGCCTTGTGAGGAGTTTGACGAGCCATGCGATCACCACCATCCCCCATCCACGCGGGCCCCAATGCCTTCGAGTCGGTACGCCCACGGGGTACCGATGCTGCGCGCAACGCCTTTGCACGCCGGCCCGAGGTGCCTGCTGGCTCGGTGCTGCTGTTCAACCGCCGAGGCTTGCGCACCGTGGGCCTGGCCCCGCGGGTGCAGGGCTCCATCTGCATTGAAAGCCGGGCCCAGTCGCAGGCCAGCCTGGACAAGAGCCGCCGCATTGCGCGCGACTGGAGGCAGTGATGGCGGCTGGCAACACCTTAGAACCTGTTCAAGATCTTTTTGCAGCCGCGTTGGAGTGCAATCGGGATGAGTGGATGCTTCGGGTGCGCCGCATGGGCTCATGCCCATGCAAGCAGCCGGGGCGTGCAATCGCCCGATTTCACTCCAACCCGAAGGGCAAGTGCCTTTTCGGGCGGTCTGCGGCGTTGCGGCGCTTGCCAATAGCCAGGCTATTGGCTGCACCCCGCGCCTTGCATCCCATCCCGAAAAGGGACTTGCGCGGCTTCAAAAAGATCTTGAACAGGTTCTTTCAGCGCCTGACTTCCGACGTACTGCGTGCAGCCGCGCAATCGGCGGCCGCGCAGCACATTCCTTTGGCCGAAGCCAACCACCACGAGCCGGGCACCGCGTTGTGGGCGCAGTTCAACGAGGCCTATGCCGCGGGCCCGGGGCAGGAGGGCGCGTGAGCAACAGAAGCAGTAGCAATGGCAGCAGCAATGCCCAGGGCAGCACAGGCCTGCCTGCACCGCTGACCTTGCCCGCCTGCGACCTGAGCGACTTTGCGTACATGGAGCTCGACGTGCGGCGGCTGCGTGATTCCAAGTTTGCCGCCGCTGCCGAGGGCGAGGCGTTTCGCGCGGGCATTTTGCTGTGGTGCGCGGCCTGGCACCAGGTGCCGGCGGCCTCGCTGCCCGACGACGATGTGGAGCTGGCCAACCTGGCCGGCTATGGCCGCGTGCTCAAGGAATGGAAGAAGGTGCGCGCCGCTGCGCTGCATGGCTTTGTGAAGTGCGCCGATGGGCGCCTGTACCACCCGGTGGTGGCAGAGAAGGCCATTGCGGCCTTTGCCGCCAAGGAGAAGTACGCCTACGAAAAATTCTGCGACCGCCTGCGCAAGGAGAACGCCAAGCGCGCCAAGGAGGGCAAGCCGCCACTGGACGTGCCCACGCAGGCCGTGTGGAAAGCGGGGGCCTGCCCGCAGGGCATTGCGCCGGCAGGTGGGGGCCATGGGCCACAACAGGGCGACGGCTTTCCGCCGGAAATCCTTCCTCCGTCCGCCGGAAATCCACCGGAAACCGGCCTTAAAGGGAACCGAAAGGAACGGAGCGGAGAGCGAGACAGAGAAGGAGAAAGAGAAGGAACGGATCTTTTTGGAGAAGGCAGCACCGTTGCTGGCGCAACGGGCGGCGCCGCAGCGGCCCGGGGGCAGGGCGCCGCCGTGGGCGTGGCGCCCGCCAGCCGCAGCGGCGATGCCGGTGCTGCCCTGCCACCCCAAGGGCCGGCAGACGGCCTGACGCGCGACGAGCTGTGGTCCGTGGGCAAGTCGCTGCTGCAGCAGGCCGGCATGCCCAAGGCGCAGTGCGGCAGCTTTGTGGGCCGGCTGTGCAAGGACTACGGCAACGACATCGTGATCGACGCAGTGCGCGCCACCTGCGTGGCCCGCCCGGCCGACCCGGCCCAGTACCTCAAGGCCATCTGCATGCGTGCCGCAGGGCAGCGCGGCGGTGGCCCCACCGCAGGCACCCACACGCCGGGCCTGGTTGTGCCGGCCAACCGGCAGGAGGCGCTGGAGCAGCGCAACCGCAGCGTGGCCGATGCCTGGGCGGCCGAGGTGCCCGAGGCGTTCGCCGATCACCCTTCAACACCCCGGCACCCACCCACCGATAGAAAGGAGCCAGCCCATGCAGCCCTCTGAACGCGCCCCGTTTGCGCAACTGGTCACCGACGTGCTCGCCTACTACCGGCAGGACGCCAGCCGCTTTGTGCTGGACCTGTGGTGGGGCGCGTGCCAGTCGTTCGAGCTGTCGCAGATCCGCCAGGCCATGCAGCGCCACGCGACGGATGCCGAGCACGGCCGTTTTGCGCCACGCGTGGCCGATGTGGTGCGCATCCTCGCCGGCACGGCGGCCGACCGCGCTGCGCTGGCCTGGGGCAAGACGCTGGAGGCCATGGGCAGCGTGGGGGCCTATACCGACGTGGTGTTCGACGACCCTGCCATCCACGCCACCGTGCTGGACCTGGGCGGCTGGCCCAAGGTGTGCCGCACCGACCTCAAGGAGCTGAGCTACCTGCAGCACCGCTTTTGCGAAAGCCACCGCGCCTACACCGGGCGCGGCAGCTTCGATTACCCGCGCTGCCTGGGCGGCGACCGCAGCCCCGACAGCGAGTACGCCAAGGTCGGCCTGCCCCCCCCGCGCATCGCATTCATTGGCAATGCGGAGCGCGCACGCCTGGTCTATGAAGGCGGCAGCGCGGTGGGCAAGACGGCAGTGCGCTTTCACACGCTGCAGGCCCTTGCGGCAGCGCCGCGCGCCGCAACCCATATGTCTTCTGCAGCGCCGCGTGCCGCAACGCACATGACTTCGGCAGCGCCGCAGCCCATGCAGCGCGCAGCAGCACCTACCGGCAGAGCCCCGGCGCAACCACGGCCCGGCGCATTGCGTGCCGCGCCCGTGGTGCGCCGGCCCTCCTACCACCAGGGCGCCGCCAACCAACCATTGAACACCACCGCAGAAAGGACGTACCACCCATGAAAGCCATGCTCATCAAATCCCCTGACGGCCTGCGCGGCAGCACGCCGGCCGACCAGGACGCCTGGGCCCGCTTTGCGCGCAAGCTCGAAGTGATGAAACCCGGCACCTGTTTGCGCATGGAATGGAGCCGGCCGCGCAACGGCCCACAGCACCGGCGCCTGTTTGCGCTGCTGCAGGTGGTGGCAGAAAGCAGCGAGGTCTATGACACACCTGAAAAGGCCCTGATTGCCGTGAAGCTGGCTGCCGGCTATTGCGACGATGCGGTCGACCCGCGCACCGGGCAGACCGTGCCCGTGGTGCGTTCCATCCGCTATGAAGCCATGGACCAGCCCACCTTCGAGCGCTTCTACGCGGCGGCGCTCGATGCGGTGCTGCAGGTCATCCTGCCGGCCATGGACCGCGCCACCCTGCAGCGGCTGATCGCCATGGTCGAGGAGGGCTGGGCATGAGCGCCGCACTGTTGACGGCCCCGCGCCCGGGCAAGGAACCTGTTGTCTGCGCGCTGCTGCAAAGCGATGGGGCAGGGCAGCCATGCCCCGCGTGCCAGGCCGCGCAGGCGCGTGCACACAGCCCCTTGTTTCGCGCCCACTGCCATGGCTGCAAGGTGCGCGCGCTGGCGCAGGGCCCGCAGTTCTGGCGCTCGCTGAAGGAGGGCGCCCACACCGATGCCTACCAGGGCGAGTTGGCCGCCGTGTTCGGCGTGGCCGGCGCCGCCGCAGGCCATGCCATGGTGCTGGCGGAGTACCGGCGCCTCGGGGCCCTGCAGGACAACGCTGCACGCTGCGGGGTGTTGCCACCTGGCTCGCGCAGCTATGCCACCGATGGCAGCGACATCGACACCCACAACAACGATGCAGGACGAGCATGCTGATGACCGACCACACCAACAACCACTACCGCACCGTGGAAGAAGCCTACACCCGTGCGGGCACATCGTCCTCCAACCTCAAGGTGGACCCCGATCGCCGTGGCGATGCCGACGTGCTGATTGCCGCCGGCTGGTCACCCGGCATGCTGGGCGGCGCGCTGATGCGCCTGCGCGGCGAGTGGGACAGCGTGGCAGCGCCACGCTTCACGCAGGACAGCACGGCGCACCAGCGCCGCAGCCACCCCGAGGCCGATGCCGTGCAGCTGCTCTCGCGCCTGCGTTCGCTGGCGCAGGTGCTTGAAGCGGTGGAGCGCTGGGCCGCTGCCAAGGGTCTGGCCGATGCACGCACGCTGGCGCGCACCAGCGTGTGCTATTGGCTCGACCCGACCTGCCGCGCCTGCATGGGCCGCGGCAGCGCGCTGGTGCCCGGCACGCCCATGCTGGGGCGCGTGTGCAAGGCCTGCGGCGGCAGCCGCAAGGCACGCGAGCCCATGGGCCAGAACGGCCGCCGCATGCTCAACATGCTGGACGATTGTGTGAGCCGCCGCAACCAGTCGATGAAAAAACGCTTGCACATTTCCATGCATCGCGGTTAGAATTGCATCAGACGATTGCAGAGGGTGCTTATCCTCTCGCCCGTCGCCCCTCTGTTGAGTGCCCGCAGCCACAGCCTGGCTCTTCGCCTGTAGCGACTGCGGTAGATAGCTGGAGTGGTGTGTCGTCTTGAATTTTGTGAATCCCGCATGGTTTGCCCTGCGGGATTTTTTGTTTCTGCGGCCCTGCGTTTGGGGCGCTGGCTTCGCTCTCCCTTCTTTCTTCATTGCCCCCGTGCATGGCGCACCCGCGCTCTGCGCGCGTTGCGGCGTGTGCGAAAAACTCCTTCGAGATCCCCATGAACCCTGCCACCAAAGCACTGCATGAAACCCTGATCCGCCTGGCCAAGGGCGCGATCACGGCCTGGGAGCAGTGGCTGCACAAGCAGCAGCCGCCGCAGTCCTGACCCACCGTTCACTCTGCCCCGCGGCGGGCCGCTCCTCCTGGTTCTTCAGGTTGGACACGCCTGCCATCTGCCACGCAGAACTTCCGCCGCACTTTCGTTGATTGATGCGGCTTTTTTGTTTGTCTGTTGTCACTTCAACATCTCCACTGAAAGGCCCATTCCATGGCTGTATCTCTGCCCGACGGCGCAACCATCGCCATTGCAACCACCTACGGCTCGGTCAAGACCGTGACCGCCGTTACCAACGCCAACCCCGGCGTCATCACCTCGGCCGCGCACGGCCTGCTCAACGGTGCCTTCTACGAGCTCAAGTCGGGCTGGCAGAAGATCAGCGACCGCGTGTTCAAGGCCTCCAACGTGGCCACCAACGCGCTGGACGTGACCGGCATCGACACGACCGACACCAACCGCTTCGCGGCTGGTACCGGCGTGGGCAGCCTGCGCGAAATCACGGCCTGGACGCAGATCCCGCAGATCCTGGAGTTCACCACCAGCGGCGGCGACCAGCAGTTCGCCAACTTCTCCTTCCTGGAAGAAGATTACGAACGCCAGCTGCCCACGGTGACCAGCGCCCAGTCGATCCAGATCGGCATCGGCGACGACCCCTCGCTGCCCGGCTACCAGGCCCTGAAGGCCGCCGGCGAAGCCCGCGCCATCCGCGCGCTGAAGGTCACCCTGCCCAACGGCGCCGTGCTGCTGTACAACGGCTTCGTGTCCTTCAACGAAACGCCCACGCTGACCAAGGGCAGCGTGATGCAGGTGCGCGCCACCATCTCGCTGCAAGGCCGCCCCACGCGCTACTGAGCGCGCCAGGCGCCGTGAGGCGCCTGTTTCTCCCTTCGTCTGCACCGCTACAGCTTGCTCTGGCCGTGCAGGCACCCCCTGCACCGACCCGGCCCTGTTCGCTCCTTCGAGGGGGCGGCAGGGCTGGGCACGGGCTTTTCGTTTTTGTTGACTGTTTCTCCCTCGAAAGAAAATCACCATGACCAAACTCGTTATCGGCAAATCCACCCCCAAGTCCTTCGCACTCAAGGTGGAAGTGCCCACGCCGCACGGGCTCGATGAAGTGAATTTTGAAGCGCGCCACCTGCCCTCCACCGTGTGGGCCAAGATGCGCGAGCAGCACGCCGAAGCCATCGGCAAGACCGTGCAGACCCTGTTCGACGCCGCGCGCCAGGAGGCCGAGAAGGCGCATGCCGCTGAGCAGAAGGACAAGCCCGTCGCCGCCAAGAAGCCCGCCGGCAAGAAGACGGCGGCCGCTGCGGCCACCGATGCGGTGGACGTGTCCGACGCGGACGCCAAGGAAGCCGCCATCACCGCGCTGATCAAGCCCGTGAAGGAAAGCGACATCGCCAGCCTGCGCGCCCGGCACAGCGCCGAGCTGATCGTGCAGATCGTCACCGGCTGGGACCTGGACGAACCCCTGGGCGTGGACGCCCTGGTCGACATGTGCGACAGCTACCCCGGCGCCGCCGAGGCTGTGTTCAAGGCCTACAACGAAACCCGCGAAGGCTTGCGCCTGGGAAACTGAAGGACATCGGGCGCGCGCCCTACCAAAAGCCGCCCGATGAATCCGAGCTGGCCGTGTGGGGCATGCGGCCCAGCGACTTCCCCGAACAGACCGTGGAAGTCTGGCCCGAGCACGTGGACGCCTGCCTGCTGTTTTGCAGCGTGAGCACCCAGTGGCGGGTGGGCATGGGCGGGGCGACGGGGCTGGACTACCCGGCGGTGTTTGCGACCCTCGATCGGCTGCACCGCGACAAGACCGATGACGAGCGCGATGCGATCTTTGTGGATGTGCAGGTGATTGAACGGGCGGCGTTGGAAGAGATGAATGGCAAGTAGTCCTTTGCGACCTTCATGACCTATCCCTGGCGGATTTTGTGGGCCACCGGGCCGAATGTTGAAAGCCAGCTTGGCTAGCCACCTTGTGTGGTTTTCTGCCCGTTCCATTTGCGGGCTCATCGGAGAATGCGATGTCTATTTTTGAGAGCAAGAAGCTAAACGACATTGTCGGCGCTGTGAATGTCGACACTTATGTAAGAGCTGCGGACGCAGTCACCAGTCTTAATACTAGCCTGATGCAGGCGACAGGAAGCAGCGCCGCTGCGCAGAGCGCTTACGAGGCTCTGCTGGGGACGGCGAATCGCTCACGAATCGGTGTCGGCGAGCTTGGCAAGGCCTATGCAAACATTTCCATTGCTGGCCAGCAGGCAGGCATCGCGCAGCAGCGCCTTTTGGCCGTAACGGATAGTGTTGCCAGTGCAATGGTCGTCGGTGGGGGCAGTGCTCAAAACCTGAAGGTCGCGCTGGAGAAGCTGAGCGAAGCCATGGGTGCTGGGGTTGTTAGTGGCGAGCAACTCAAGGGCATGATGGACCAATCGCCTCGCCTCGCACAGGCATTGGCGGATGGGCTGGATGTGCCTATTGCAAAACTTCGAGAGATGGCCGCCGCAGGAAAAATATCTGCCGACCAGGTGGTGACAGCTCTGCAAAGCCAGAGTGGCGCGCTTGCGAAAGAGGCGGCGACAACGGCTCTGACTGTCGAACAGGCGTTCAACCAGCTAACCAGTGCTGGTACTGCAGCTGTGGGATCGTTTGACAAGACGTCGGGTGCTTCAGCTGCGCTTGCGAGCGCAATTAGCTCTGTTGCAGGGGCTGTTGGAGCGATGGGGGCAGCCTTCAAAGAAAACACCGTGGTTGTGAACACAGTAATGGGGGCTTTGACTGGCGCAGTGGCAGTTTCCGCACTTACCAGTGTTCCACGAGCGATTGCCGCGATCGGCGTTGCAGTCACCGGTCTTGGTGCCACATTGGCCTTGCATCCCGCTGTTCTTGCTCTTTTGGGTGTGGGTGCAGTAGTAGGCGGGACGATTGCTCTGATCAGGCAGCGATCTGACACTTTGGAAGGGCTTGACGGGCAGATTGCAATTCTTCAAGACGCCAATAAGCGGTCTGAAGCAGCTCTGCAGAGAGCGTTGGACGCTGGTCGGACCTCGGGAGCAGATCGTATTCGCGAAACCATGGCAGGTCGCGACAAACAGATATCCGACTTGAAAGCGAGGATCGCTGTTGAGTCTTCGGCCGGAATTGATAACCGGGCGGAAGATGCGCGGTTTGAAAGAGGCGTACTAGAGCAAAGGCTGCGCCAATCCAATCAGGGAAAAAATGCGCCCGCCACCCAGCCACGTAAACCATCGCAGGAGTCCAATGCGGATCTCGACACTTTACTCAAAGTGAGGCAACTGGTTGCAGATCGGCGGAACAAGGAATATGAAGAAATCGCTGCAGCCGTCCAAGCTGACGAGCAGGCGGCTGCCAAGTCGATTCAATCTATTCAAGAGCGAATTGCAGGGCTGAATTCAGAAGAGAAGGTGCTGGAAAAATCACGCTCGCTCAATGTGAGCCTGGCCGAAGCGATCGAGATTGTCGCTATAGAGCGTCTGAAGGAGCAACAGTCCCAACGAAATCCGGGTACTGGAGGCTGGGACACCCTTCAGCAAGAAATCGACAGGCGTCAAGAGCTTTTGACGGCCATAAGTGCTAAGGTTTCTCGCGAGAAGTCGGAAGAAGCGGGCAAGAAGGCCGTAGCGCAGTCAGAGGAAGCAGCCAAGAAGGCGCAGGAAAAATCGGAAGAAGCGGCCAAGAAGGCCCAGGAGCAATGGAAAGCTACAGCGGACAGCATCAACAAGAGTCTGACCGATGTGTTCATGAAGAGCCTGGATTCTGGCAAGGACTTCGGTAAAAACCTTGGCGACGCGCTGAAGGAACAGTTCAAGAACCTGGTGCTTAAGCCGACCATCAGCGCTATGGTGAGCCCGATTTCGGGAGCGCTCAGCACATTGGTGTCCGGCGTTATGGGGGGCAGCAACGGCCCGCTGGCAACCGTGGGTGGTGGCTCGGCCGGTGGAGGCCTGTTGGGTAACCTGATGACAGTCGGTCAGATTGGCTATCAGACCTATACCGGCCAGGGGGTGATGGGGTCCGTTGGCAATGCAATTTCGGGGTGGCTGGGAGGTAGCGCCGTCACAACAGCAAACATGGCTGGTCCGATTGCAAGCAAGGCCGCACTCGACGGCACTGCATCGTTTGGTGTCAATTCACAGCTCGGCAACACGTTGGGGGGCGCGGGAACTGCGGGCATGGGGTTCATGGGGTATGCCGCCATCATGGCAGTGCTTGCGAACGCGATGGGGTTTTTCCGCAGCAAGAACATTGTCGGCTCAGGTCTGAAAGGGACGCTTGGCGGAGCCACGCTTACACCTTGGGAGGAAGAACGTACCGGGGGTACTCTGTTCTATGGGGCGGATTTTGAGACCACCGACCCTATTGCGCGATACAAGGAACTCAAGCGACGTGACCAGGAGGCCATCGCTCGCTTCAAGGCTGAGGGTGCTGTAAGTGGCGTCTCTGCCACTTACAACGGCCAAGCTTACGATCGCACGCTAGCTGCATCCAGCATCCTCAACTACGGAACCTACGACGAGGACATGGAGCGGATGATCGGCTTGGTGCAGGCTCAGTCCGATGGCATCCAGAAGGGCTACAACGAGTTTCGCAAGAATCTTGTCGGTATGGCTAACGACCTTGGGCTGGCGGGTGACAAGATCGCGGACTTCACTTTCGACCTGGGCCAGCAAGATCTGAACTTTCAAGGGCTTGACGACGCGAAGATTCAGGAGAAGATCACTGTCGCATTTGGCAAGGCCGGTGCGAGCATGGCGAAGGAGGTCCTCGGGCAGTGGATCACCGAGACGGTGGACGTCATCAAGAGTACGCAGCTGAGCCAACTGACGGATTCGTCCGATGCTCTCTACAACGTAGAGGTCGAGCAGGTCACGCGCAAGCGCTACGAGCCGAGTGAATATGCTAAAGCGGGCGAGACTGCCTTCGATACATTGACGCGCTTGGCGACGAGCTTCAACACGCTCAACGAGGCGAGCGACGCGCTGGGGTTTGGCATTCACCAAGGTAGCTTAGCCCTTGCCGACTTTGCCGATGACTTTATTGAGGCATTTGGCGGGTTGGAAACGTTTACCAACAGTACCAATGCATTTTTGAATGCGTACTACACCGACGAGGAACGCAAGGATTCGATTATTCGCAGCGCCGTGCGTCGGGCTGAGGGATTGGGCATTCAGGGATTGACGTACGACAAAATAAAAAATGGCACTCGCATGGAGTTTCGCGAGTATGTCAACTCGGCAACAGATAACCCCGCGCTGTACAAAGACGCCATTGATCTGGCCCTGATGCTTGATCCGGTTTTTGGTTCGTTTGAAGCACAAACGCCCGTGGTTCAGGATCTGTCCAATGTTGTGGATGAACTAACCCAGAGCTATCAGAACGCCGTGGAATCGCTCACCAGCGATCGTGACAGCCTAGCGGTGGAATTATTGCGTGCTCAGGGTGATGAGAAGGGCGCCAAGGCCCTGGAGAAGAGCCAGTACATGGCCCAATTTGCTGGCCTAGACGAGGTGCGCCGTAAAGAGATCGAGACGCTTTACGACGCCAATGTCGCCACTCGCGCTTACATCCAGGGCATCAAGGACGCAGCACAGGCCCAGCTCGATGCGCTGACGCGGCAGCGCGACTCTGCAGTGCAGATGGTCAACACAGCCAGCAGCAATACCGATGCAGCTTTTGCACGCTTCGAGGAAGCGACGAACAAAGAGCGTGAAAGGCTGCAAGGTGTCATCGATGCTGCGCGCGGTGTGTTTGATGCGACCAAGGCGGCAGCCCAGTCGCTGCTCGGCGAAGTGGAAGCGGCGGTGCAGTCCGAGGGCCTGCAGGGGCGCGACTTCATCAGCGCGTCCCTGGTGGCGGCGCAAACCACGGGCAAGCTTCCAGACGGCAAACTGCTGTCCGAGGCCATTGAGGCCGTGGGCAAGGATTTCGCCGCCACGACCTATGCCAGCCAATCCGAGGCCGACTACGAGCGCCTTGTGGTGGCGAATGAACTCAAGGGGCTGCAGGACATAAGCGGCGACCAACTCACCGAAGCGGAACGCCAGGCCGAAAAGCTGGACAAGGACCTGGAGCAGGGCCGGGAAATGATCAGCGCAATACGCGGTATTGATACCAGCGTTGGGACCTTGTCGGAAACGCTTGCTGCGCTGATCGGGGCCTACAACCAGGAGTCACGTATCCGCTCCAACGTCGCGGCGCAAGGGGCGCTGGGAAAGGACGGCGCCTATTACAACTACCAGACCGGCACGGGACTGAACTCCTCGGGTGTGTACTTCGAGGGTGCCGCCATCCGAGAGGCAGCTGCCATTGCGCTCGACCAGGGCGCAACGGCCAAGGACATTTACGACGTGATTGCCGGCAGCGGGTTTTCGCTGGCGCAGGCCGAGGCCATCCTGGGTGCCACGCCCGGCAGCTTCGAGGATATCGCCAAGCAGATGGACTGGCCAATCTTCCACCGTGGTACGCGCAGTGTGCCCCGCACCGGCTTTGCGCTGCTGCAGCAAGGCGAGGCGGTGATCCCAGCCGCCTACAACCCGTTCACTGCCGGCCGCGGCTGGAACAACAGCAACGACATGCTGACCGCCATGGAAGGCGTGCGTGCCGAACTGATCGAGGTGCGCAGGCAAAACGACCAACTGCAGTACGCCGCAACGCGCACCGCCGATGCCGTCAACGGGCGGCCCGAGGCCCCCATGCTCGTGGAGAACGTTTAAACATGAACATCATCGACAACATCACTATCACCGACACCATGGTCGGTGCCGCTACCACCATTGCCGAGCCTTCGGCAGGTGAGACGGCGTGGGTCTCTGGCGTGGCGTACGCGGTGGGCGACGTCCGCATACGCGCGACGACGCACCGCAAGTACAAGTGCGCAGCGGTGCACACCAGTGCGGCGACGCCCACGCCCGAGAACGACGGCACGCGCTGGGTGGACATCGGCCCCACGGACCGCATGGCGCCGTTCGACATCTACACCAGCACGCAAGTGCTGGCCACCGGCAGCTTGACCTATGTGCTCAAGCCCGGTTACTTCAATAGCCTGGCGTTGTATGGCCTTACGGGCGGGCAGTACAGCGTGACTGTGCGCGATGCACCGGGCGGCGCGGTGATCTACGCGCGCTCAGGCTTTCTGGTGGACGACCCATTGGGCTGGTACGAGTACCTCTTCACCACCGCGCGGCCGGTGGGCAAGCTGGTGTTCACCGGCATCCCGATCCGCCCCGCGGCCGAGCTCACGCTGGCCATCACGGCGGCCGCTGGCCAACCGGTGGGTATCGGGATGATCGTGGTAGGCGACTACATCCCGCTCATCAGCGACGAGGCCCAGTGGGGCGGCACCCAGTACGGCGCGTCGGCAGAGCCGGTGACCTACAGCTACATCAAGACCAGCGACGACGGCACTACCAGCATCGTCAAGCGCCACAGCGCTACCAACCTGCGCGCCAGCGTCGTCATGCCTCGCGAGCACGCAGACGCGGCGCTTAAGACCCTGCAGCGCGTGCTCGACCGCCCGGTGGCCTTCTTCGCCACGCCAGCCAAGGGCTACGAGGGCCTGAACGTCTTCGGCATTGCTTCCTCCTCGCCCGTGGGCTACGACAGCTTCGGGCATGCTTCCATCAACATCAACGTGAAAGGGCTCATCTGATGCCAACCAATCCTCCGAACATCACCGCGCTGCCCAGTCCACCGGACCCGAATGATCGCAGCAGCTTCAATGTGCGGGCTTATCCGTGGAGCGTGGCGCAGCAGACGCTGGCGACCGAAGTGGGCGCAGTGGCCGCAAACGTGTTTGCCAACGCCGGTGAGGCCGTGACGGCCGCTGGCACTGCGACCAGCAAGGCCGCTGACGCCGTGGCGGCTGCGGCGGCCGCAGCCGTCGCTGCTACCAGCGCGGTCAACTCCCCTGGCACCAGTGGCACCAGCACCGATGCCCTGGCCGTTGGCCTTGGCACCAAGGCTTTCACGATGCAGGCGGGCAAGGATTGGGTGCCGGGTCAGCCCATTGTGATCGCCTACGCCACCACCCCCACCATTCAGATGTCGGGTGTGCTCAACACCTACGACAAGGCCACGGGCGCTGCTACCGCCACCATGCTCAACGCTACGGGGGCACCTGGACCGTACTCTGCGTGGGTTATCAGTATCGGGGTTGCGGCGGCCAACGGAGTCTTCAAGCTACCCAAACCCGGCAGCCGGGGGGCAGATGCCATGCTCGTGAAAGCCGATAGCGGCAACTGGGTCGACGTAAGCAGCGGGTCGTTTGTGCAAACCATTGATGCCGCAGCGAATCTTGGTGCTGACTGGTTTGTTTTCTACGGAAATAGCGGCGCGGGTGTAGTCACCCTGCTTGGAACAGCCCTGCCTCCAGGCTCCATGCTGATAGTCCAGTGCGATGGAGTAATTATCAGCAAGCAAATAGTTCGCATGGCCGAGCAGGTTCTCACGCTTCGGGATGAAAAACCTGCCGGGGCATACGGAGATGCAATGACTGGTGGAGCCTGGGTTCAGCGGACCTTGAACACTGTGGTTGCCAACTCCATACCTGGAGCTTCGCTTTCGTCGAATTCAATCACCTTGCCGGCGGGGACTTATGAGGTGCAGGGATCAGTCCCAGCCTGGAATGCCAGCGTTCATCGGTCACGCCTTCAAGGGGGAGGTTTGGGCACGTTCCTCTATGGCACCAGTGAGTCGGCAGCGGGATCATCGACATCACGTTCCATGCTGCGTGGAGTGTTTACGCTTCATGCGGGGGCCGCTGCGATCACGCTCCATACATATTCCAATGTCAATGCTGCGGCCGGATATCCCAGTAACCAAGGGGTCAGCGAAATCTATTCCGAGTTGCATTTCCGCAAGGTCGCTTGACATGGCATGAGTGCCGTCTCCAGAGGATTGGTGCACGGTCAAGCGAGCACCTCAAACCCGCCTTGGCGGGTTTTTTTACGCCCGACGAAAGCGAGCAAGCATCCATGAGAAACGAAACCATCGACGCCCTCGGCGCCACGGGCAGCAAGACCATTGCGGCCGGCGCGGGGCTCACCAGCTTTGGCTGGATCACGTCCAACGAGTTCCTGGGGCTGGTGGGCGCCATCGTGGCCGTGGCGGGCCTCGCGATCACCTGGTACTACAAGCGCGAGGCGAACCGGCGCCATGCGCGCGAGCACGAGCTGCGCATGGCGCGGCTGCGCCGGGGCATGGACACGCCGGACACAGACCTGGTCGAGCAGGGGGTGGACGAATGAGTGCCTACAGCTCTGCCTTCACCGACCGCAGCCTGCGCTACTTTCCCCACCTGGTCGGATCGCTCGCCCTTGCCAGCGCCGCGGTACTCACCTTTCTCGGCCAGTGGGAGCCCGACGTGCGCGACCCCGGGCTGGTGTATGCCGATGCGCTCGCGGGCGGCCTGCCCACGGTGTGCAAGGGCATCACGCGGCATGTGACCCGCACGCCGGTGATCGTGGGCCAGCGCTGGACGCCGGCGCGCTGCGCGCAGGAAGAGGGCGCCGCCATCGAGGCGCTGCAGTTGCGCCTGGCCCAATGCTTCACGCGATTGCCACCACAGAGCGTGTTCGACATGGCCACCAGCCATGCCTGGAACAACGGCGTGGGCAACACCTGCGCCAGCCAGGCCATGGTGGCGTGGAATGCTGGCGACTGGGCGCTGGGCTGCTGGCGGCTGGGCGTGTCCGACAGTGGCAAGCCGGTGTGGAGCTATGTGCGCTCCGGCCGCATGTTGCCCGATGGCAAGCCCGAGATGCGCTTTGTGCATGGCCTGGCCAATCGGCGTGCGGCGGAGACGGCAGCGTGCCTGCAGGGGCTGGAGGCACGGCCATGACTGCGATGGTGGATATCGTCCTGGGCATGGTGCTGCTGACCATGCCGCCCACGCCTCAGCCGGTGACCTACACGGCCACATCGGGTGCGACCACGCTGGGCTACAGCAGCGTGGCTGGCTGGGTGCCTGCGGAGCAGTGCTTCAACCGCTGCCACACCATCGCGAACGAGCCCGTGCCGCTGCTGCGCGGCGAGTTGTCGCTGGCGGACATGGCCGACCTGGGCATCGTGATTCGCCGCGACGGTGTGCCCGTGCTGTCGTTCTGGCGCTTCTTCGGCAATGTGCCTGTGGCCTATGTGGAAGGGGGGCGGTAGTGGCACCGCTGCTCATCACCCACACCGCTGCGGCCGTGCTCGGCGCGGCCTTGGCCGCCACCGCAGCCTGGCAGGTGCAGGACTGGCGCCTGGGTGGCCAGATCACCAGCCTGCAGGCCACCCATGCCACCGAGCGTGCACGCGCCAGCCAAGCCGCATGGGCGGCAGAGCGCGCCGCTGCCATCCGATACCAAGGAGCCCTCAATGTTGCACGCACCCGTGAAGCCGCTTTGCAGCGCGATGCTGCCCGCGCTCGCGCTCTGTCTGACGGCCTGCGCGAGCAAGCCGCCGACGCCGCCCGCCGCATTGCCCATGGCGCTGCCCCCGCCGCCGTCGCTGAGTACGCCACTGCCGTCGGTGAGCTATTCGCTGACTGCAGCCGAAGCTATCAAAGCCTGGCGCGCCAGGCAGATGGCCACGCGGCTGATGCAAGAGCCCTCCGCGACGCCTGGCCAGGAATGACGACCCCCTGAGTCGCTTCGCGCCTTCCCCCTGAAAGGGGGACGCCGCCAGTGCGGCGGGGCGGCCCTTGCACGGCGGCCCTGGCCTGGCCGCGCCGGTTTCAGACGCCGCTGCGCAATGCGCCGTTCTCGACTCAGTTGCAGGCGATGGTGCCTGGTGCGCCTGCGATCGCGGCATACCGGATCTGGAACGGCTGCGCTAGGTTGATGCTCGACGGGAAGGCCGAGAACACGGCATGCTTCTGCGTGGGCGAGGCGATGGTGCCGACGCCCGACCAGCCGCCCTGGGGCGTGAAGATGGCGGTGCCAGCGTCGTAGGTGTACTGCGACACGGCCACCGAGGTGGCGCCCTGCACGAAGAAGAAGCTGCCGCTCAGAAAGCCCGGGTTGCCCGATGCGGCTGTGAGCAGCATGGTGACCTTCTGCGTCTCGGGGTTCACGCCGAAGTCGGCCAGCAGCATGCCGTTGGCGTTGTTCGCCAGCGCGCCGGCGCAGGTGCGCGATGCGGCCGACACGTTGGTCACCTTCACCGTGTAGGTGCTGGTGATGGTCTTGCCCTGCAGCAGCACGCTGGCGGTGAACACGGCGTTCACATCGGCGGTCTGGCTGGCGGCCAGGAACACGCCCTGCGGCGTGATGGTGCCTGCCGAGGCGGGCACCACGCTCCACACGGCCACGGTGGGGGTGGTGCTGCCATCGGCATTGCGCACGGCGGCAGACAGAGTGATGGTGCCGGCCTCGTTCACCGTGGTCGGGCCCGAGATCTGCAACTGGGCTGCGGTGCTGGCGGCCACGGCCTGGGGTACGAAGTGCAGGGACTGCGGGTCCCACTTGAAGGTGACATCCCACTCGCCCGCGCCGGGCACCTTCAGGCGCTTGACGGTGAACGTGTCGACCGCATCGGTCTGGTAGCCGGACTGGGTGAGGTCGATGTCGATCGCCGCCGAGGCGGACATCGACAGGGTGGCGGCCGCGATGGCGGCGCAGATGGCTTTGAGCTGGGTTGGTGCCTTCATGAACGATCCCTTGTTATGTGATTTTTGGCGGCTGATCGTAACGGGCGAAGCCCTGCGCGCCGCTGCGCTGTCGTATTTGCGCCAAGCAGGCAAAGCCCTGATGGGGCCCCGGCTGCGGGGCGCTTTCTTCTGCCTGCGCCGTGGCATGCCATCACTCCACAACCCAGTACCGGCGCGGCCTGCGGGGCCACAGCCAAGTTGCCGTGCCGCCACCGTGGCAAGCGCGGCAAGCCCCTTCAACCCTTGAGTTCTGCCCATGCAAGCACACACGCAGTTACACCTTTGTACCCACCTGCACAGCGCCGCAGGTGCCATGGCCCTGACCATGCCCACGCGCACCATCACCAGCATCCGTGCCGGCGGCCTCAAGTCGCGCGTGGAAAAGCTACTGCACAGCCAGGCCGGCCAGCCGCTCACGCTGGGCGAGATCGGCGCCGCGCTGGACCTGCCCAAGACCTCCCACCCCGAGATCAGCAGCTGCCTGGCCAAGCTGCGCGAGGCGGGCACCGTGCAGTCTGCCCCCGGCCCCGCATCGAGCGCGCGCGGGCGGCGCCAGGTGCAGCGCTACAGCATCCTGCTGCGGCGCGTGGGGGGCGATGTGCGCGTGTCGGAGATGGATGCGCGCCGAGCACTTGCAATGGCCCGCTGATTGCCCACCAGGAGACTTGCCCATGGACGTTGAACACCACAGCGAAGAAGACCTGCACCTCATCGAACTGCAGGCCCCGGGCAGCTCGCCCCTGCACGCCGGTGTGTCCGCATCGGGCCTGGTCTACCTGCGCGGTGACCTGCACCCGCTGGGCAGCGCCACGGCCCTCATCAAGGCCGCGCGCGAGCACGTGCCCTATGCGGCGCTGGGCGCGGTGAACGTGCTCTTTCCGGCCGACTGGCTGCGCAGCGAATGCCTGCACGACGCAGACCGCCTGCGCGTGATTGCTGCGATGGAGCGCTTGGTGCGCGGGGCGGGGGCGGCATGACCGGCGAAGTTGCCCAAACCCCTGGTGCCATGATGCGTGTCGACCCCATCTACCCCATCGACCCCGCCGATCAGCAACTGCAGTTCACGCTGATGGCGGCCGATGGCCAGACTGGCAAGGCCGCCGCCCCAGCAGCAACCCCGCAGGCCGCGCGGCCCGGCCGCGCTCCGCGCCTGAGGGCGGTGGCGAGCGCTGTGTCCGACCCGCAGGCGGCAGGCCGCCCACCCGGCCTGGGCGTGGCACCCGGCCCCACACCGGGCGACAGTGTCACCCAGGACATGGTGGTGCGCGAACTCGCGGGCATCGCCTTCTTCGACATCCGCAAGCTCTTCAACGATGACGGCAGCCTCAAGCGCGTGCAGGACCTCGACGGCGCCACCGCTGCGGCCATCGCCTCCATCGAGGTGGTGGAGATCGGCCCCGGCGGCCAGCTGGAGCTGGGCAAGAAGTTCAAGTCGCCCGAAAAGCTCAAGGCCCTGGACTTGCTGGGAACGCACCTGGGCATGTTCGCCAAGAAGGCCGACGACGCGCCCGACCCCTTGCGCAAGGCCCTGGCCCAGATGCCCGCCGACCGGGCCGAGGGCATGCTTGCGGCGCTGGAGCTGGTGAAATCGATCAAGGGGAAGTCGCACGGTGCCACCTGACATGAAGTGCCTGCCGCAGCTTCCCGAGGCCCTGGCCCACGCCTCCATCGAGGAGATCGAGGCCATCGAAGCCCTGCTGCGCGACAAGCTCGCCGGCTGGCGCATGCGCCGATTCTTTCAGGACGACGGCCCCCTGCGCCGCGCGCTGTATGCGCGGCACCTGGCCTTCTTCAAGGCCGGCGCCACGCACCGCGAGCGCTGCTTCATGGCCGGCAACCGCGTGGGCAAGACCATCGGCGGCGCGTACGAGACGGCCCTGCATCTCACCGGCCGCTATCCCGCCTGGTGGGAGGGCCGGCGCTTTGCGGGCCCCATCCAGGCCTGGGCGGCAGGCAAGTCGCTGGAGACCACGCGCGACATCGTGCAGCTCGAACTCTACGGCCCGCCCGGCCAGCCCGGCACCGGCATGGTCCCCGCCGACGACATCGCCAAGGCCCGCCCCCGCGCCGGCGCCAACGGCGCGCTCGACTACCTGTGCGTGCGCCACCAGAGCGGGGGGGAATCGGTCATCGGCTTCAAGTCCTACGACCAGGGCCGCAAGGCCTTCGAGGGCACGGCCCGGCACTGGGTGTGGCTGGACGAAGAGCCGCCGGTGGCGGTGTACAACGAGTGCCTGACGCGCACCGCGACCACGCAGGGCTTGATTGCGATCACCTTCACGCCGCTGGAGGGGGCGACGGAGGTGGTGCTGGATTTCTTGACGAAGGGGGTGGTGGTGGGGGCTGATTGCGCAGCCCAGGGGGACTGACTTCCTTGCGTATTGATCGTCCTGTGATCAATAGGCAGGGATGATTGATCGCCCGCTACGAACCCGTGAACAGCCATGACAGCGCCCGCGTGCCCACCAGGGTGGAGTGCGCCGGGCCCATCAGAGCCCGGGAGCGTGCGCTGCGAGATGGTAGCGGGCTGCGCCGCCATGGTGTCAAGGCGCCTTCGGCCGGGGTTGCAGCAGCAGGGAGGCCAGGCCTTGCGCCGTGGCATTGCCCTTGGCTGCAGAAGCGCGGATGCGTTCGTGAATGTCGTGGGTTGCGTCCGCTACCGTGTTGGCCGGAGCTTTCTTTGCCGGCACTTTGACTGCGGCGGTGGTGGGCAAGTTCTTTTCTTTGGGCCCCGGCTTGGCAGTGTCGCGCTGGCGTGCAGCGCGTGACTTAGCGGCGGCGGCTTTGCGTTCTGGCTTGGGCGCCGCAACTGCGCGTGAAGCAGGCTTCTGCTGCAATGGCCGCTTACCTTGCCGGCGCACCCTGAGCACCTCGCGCTCCAGTGCCGCATGGTCCTGCAGCGGCGCCACCAGATCCGCCAAGCCATCGGCCTGGTTGATGAGCCACATGCACATCACATACGAGGCCATGGCCACGGACGGGTCGCCACGCTCGATGCGGGCCATGGTGGGTTGCGACACGCCCAGCTTGCTGGCCCACTGGCCCTGCGTTTCGCCCCGGCGCTTGCGCGCGATGATGATGTTCAGGCCAAGCCGCTCGATCTCGCGCAGCACTGCTGAAGGGTGTTCCGAGTGAGGTGCGTTTTGTCGCGGCATTCATAGATATTAATGAAATTGCAGTTTTATGCAAATCTATGAATAAGTCTGCTCGCACGGAGCGCAACAGGCGCGACGAACTCAAGGCGACCGTGCATCTACCTATTTCGCATCTTTTGGAAGCACCCCATGAGCAAAGCCATCATCCAGGCCGGCTGGAACGACGTGCCCCACCTCGACGAGAAGACCAAGCAGGAGCTGGCCGAGAGCTTTCCCCTGCACGAGCGCGAGGCGCGCATGAACGGCGTGCCCGTGTTGGGCTCGGGCAAGGTGTTCCCGGTGGCCGAAGAGTCCATTGTGGTGGCACCGTTTGCGCTGCCCGCGCACTGGCCGCGCATCGTGGGCCTGGATTTCGGCTGGGACCACCCGGCCGCAGCCGCCTGGCTGGCGTGGGACCGCGACACCGATACGGTCTACGTGTATGACACCTTTCGCGTGCGCGAGACCAGCGTGGCCATGCAGGCCCCGCTGATCGCCGCGCGGGGCCGCTGGATGCCCGTGGCCTGGCCGCACGACGGCCTGCAGCACGACAAGGGCAGTGGCGAACAACTGGCCGGCCAGTACCGCACCCTGGGCGTGAATATGCTGCCCGAGCGCGCAACCTTCGAAGACGGGAGCAACGGCCTGGAGGCGGGCATCAGCGACTTGCTCACCCGCATGCAGACCGGGCGCTTCAAGGTGTTCAGCACCTGCGGCGACTGGCTGGAGGAATGGCGCCTGTACCACCGCAAGGATGGGCTGGTGGTGAAGTTGCGTGATGACCTGCAGAGCGCCACAAGGTATGGGGTGATGATGCTGCGGTTTGCGGTGGTGGAGCCGCGGGGATCGACGTTGGGGAGTGGGGTGGGCGGTGGAGGGTATGGGGGGAGGAGAGGGGGATACTGAGGAGCAGGCATTTGCCACCTTGCCTGCTGTCACTGTTGGTTAGGTATCTTGTCCGAACGGGCTAATCGAGCGCGATGGTCGAAGCCTCCGGATAAAGATTCGGCAGCAGAATGTTCAGCGCGGACATCGGAAAAGCGATGCACAACTCCCCCCTGTGTCCTTCGCTCTTGAGCAGCCCGTCGCGGAGGAAGCGTGACACCACCTTGCGGCCGGTGCGCTCGCCCAGGCCGGTCATGCGGATGAAATCGCCGCGCGCCATGGCCCCGCTGACGGCGACGGTCTGCAGCGGCAAAACGGCCTCTTCGCGGTACTCCGTGATCCCCTTGGTGGCACCCTCGACCATGACGTAGGCCCGCAGGCGGTTTTTGAGCTGGGGCAGGTCGAGCATGGAGCCCATGAAGTTCACCTGGTCCTCGCACAGCCCGACGAAATAGCGGCACCACTCCCAGAGCATTTTCTGGCTGAGGTTGCCTCGCCCGTCCAGGTCGCCTTGGCGTGGGCTGTCCGCGCTGTCGAGCAGTTCGTGGTATCGCTCGCGCTGGCGCGCGAGCCCGCGGTTGACCGACCACAGGCCGCCGCTGATGGGGAGCAGGGCACAGTGCGTCTGCAGGCGCGCTGCACGGCCGTTGCCGTCCTCGAAGGGGTGCGTCCAGGCCATGCGGTGATGGGCTGCGGCAATGGTGTGGATGACGGCGTCTACACCGCGCAGTTGGCTGTACACCTCGTCCATGTGGGCAAGAAAGCGGGGCACGGACTGCCAGGCCGGCGGCTGGTGGCGGCCTACGGCGACGTCATGCACCCGCAATTCACCGGGTTCTACCCGTCGACCGTCCTCGGTGAGGCGGTCTTCGGTAGGCAGCCGGCTGTACAGGCTCTTGTGCGCCTGGCACAGGAAGGCGCTGCCCAGCGCGGCGGCTTCGGTGGCCACGCTCTGTTCCAGATCGCGCTCTGCTTCGATGTGTGCAAGCGCCACGCGCTGGCGCCTGGCCACGTCGGGCTTTTCCGAGAAGTCATGCCGCAGTGCCCGCTCGATGTTGGCCGGGTGGGTCGCTTGCCCCTCGATGCCGTTTGAGTGGTAAGAGTTCATCGAGCGCACGATTTCGCGCAAGGCGGTTCTTGCTTCGGGGCTGGCGGCAGCCTTCAGCGCGGCAGATTTTTCAAAGACCCGCCGCGTGGCCTCGCCCAGCTCCGCCAGACCCTGGGTGGGCAGAAGTGGCTCGAACTGGTGCGGCTGGTCGTAAGCTGCAACCGGAGTAGGTTTCTCGGACAT